GTTGTTAAAGCTGATGCTGCTGAACTACTTAATGTAGCTACTGATGAGCTTATTGCTTGATTAGTTAATGTTAGTGAAGCACTTAAAGCAGCTATAGATGCTATCGATGATCCGCTTATTTTAGTTACTAATTCATTTCTAGCATCTGAAGCTGATCCACTTAATGTAGCTACTGATGAGCTTATTGCTTGGTCAGTTGTAGTTAACGATCCACTTAAAGCAGCTATAGGTGCTATCGATGATCCGCTTATTTTAGTTACTAATTCATTTCTAGCATCTGAAGCTGATCCACTTAATATATCAGTTGAGTAAGCGTATGAAGCTGTTTCAGCGTATGATGAAGTTATTTCTTGTTTAATCTCTACAGATGAGGATACGGCATATGATGCTGTTAAAGCGTATGATGCTGATAAAGCCGATATGTATTGGGCTTGTATACTTACATTAGTTGCTCCCCTACTTAATACAAATTCGTCAGTCGCATTAGATGATGTTGCTTTAACTAACTCGGAAATCTTTTTGTTTGACATTTGGTATTTCTTTTTCTAATACTATTATGACTTATTAATATATGTTATAAATATGAGAGAGTTATCTACTATACGTAAATATAAAAAAGGGGTTGACATAAGTCAACCCCTCTTTAATAAATAGTGTAATCCGTAGACTATAGAGAATTAAGACCAGCGATCTCAATTTTACCATAAAATTCTGGGCGTACAACTTTCTTAGCGTAACGAGTAAGTAAACCTTTACGTGGTGTAAACGTTTCTGGATCGTATACTAATGGAGTCATAATTAATGGAATGTATGGAGCAAATACAGCACCACTTTCTAAGAATTGAGTACCTCTGAATCCAAGTAATACTTGATTTTCAGTCATGTATGGGTTTTTGTATACTTTGTAACGACCGTTTAGAGCCCCTACTTTTTGTACACCAAACGCATAGTTTGCAGCACTTACATCACCATCACTATCAGCAGCGTATCCTGGGATACTTTCTAAGATAGTACCTACAGCTGGAGAACATACTAAGAAGTTAGCTCCTCCACGTAGAGTTTTCTGGTGAATGATGTTAGATAGTTTTTGGATTTTAGTTCCTAAAGTTTGGAACCACTGTCCTTGGCTGTTATAGAAGCCTAGGTCTTCAGTAAATCCTGTTGCAGCAGCATTGATACCTTTGTTGTTAATAGCACTCCAGTACTCAGTACCTGCACCTGCAGATGATAATAACATATCAAGAATCTCTAAGTCGATTTCTAAAGAGATGTACTCACTTAAGATTGAAGTAAGTTCTGCTTCAGCATCGATTGAGTGATATGCATTCAAATCTTGTGCAAATTCTGGTGTCCATACTGCTTTCAATTTACGAGTTTTCGCAACGATAGCAGATGATTTCATTTGTACATTGATTTCTGGAATAGCGATTGGAGAGTTGTCTCCGTTGATTGCGTTATTTCCGTCTTCGAAATCTCCTCTAAACTGATCAGTTGGTTGTAGTTGGTAAGTAACTACAGCTCCAGTTGCTACGTTTCCTTTGTCAGCGTCTAAAGCAACAAATGTTACGTTATTAGCATCGATAGTAGTAAACTCAGGTACGTTGTTAGATGCATTTAATACTCCATTAGCAGATGCAATAGTAAATCCTCTTACTCCTGTTTCGTCTAAGTTAGGTAGGTCTGTTTTTGCGATAGCAATAGTAACATAATCACCAGCAGCTGCTGATGCAGAATAGTCACTATTGAAGTTCAAGTCAGCCCAAGTTGCAGCGTTTACAGTTCCAGATGCTCCAGCAGCTGATCCAGTGTTGTTGATTGAGTATCCAAATCTACCAGCACCATAAAAACCACCAGTGTTAGTGTTTCCAAAAGGCTCATTTCCACCTTGGTCACCATATAGTGAATCACCAGCAGTGTGTGTTCCTTTAGTTGTTCCGTATTGGAAATCTAGATAAAATACTAGTCCAGAAGGAAGATTCATTGGTTGTACAGAAACAAATTCTTTAGCAGCAATTTGTCCGAATACTTTACGTACTAATGGAAGAGCTACTCCAGCCCATTGCTCACCTACACCTGCAGTAAAAGTACCTTGAGATGCAGTTCCACCACCTGTTTGAGAAGTCTCAACAACTAGTTGTTTAGCTTGGCTTTCCAACAACATAGACATGTTGTTTTTGTTTGTTCCTTTAAGACCTTCTAAAAGACCTGTTTTTTCCCATTTGCCTGCAAGGCGCGCTGAATCACTCTGAAGTGATTGGTATGGGTTAGCGCTTTCTAATAAAGTGTTTAAACTCATTTTAATTAATTTTTAGCGATACCTGCTAGCTTTTGAAAGCGAGCAACCATATCGTTAGATTCTACAATTGGTTGTTTAACCGTTTTGTTGATAGTCCCTACAGCTTTTGAAGCAGATCCTTTAACTTCGTTAATTGATTTTTTAGGTGCAGATTTAATACCTTCACTTAAAGTGTCAAATACTAGTTTAGTTTCTTTTACTGTTGTAGCGTTATCAAACGATTCTAAAACTTTTACTTTTTGTGCTTCAGATAAGTTCTTAGCTCTAAAAAGTTTATTTGTGTAGAGAAGTTTGGCGTTTAGAAGATTTACTTCGTTAAGTTCAGCTCTAAGTTTATTAACTTCTTCTAGTGCTTCTTTAACTTCTTTATCTTCGTCTTTAGCTTCCTCTATTTTGTCATCTTCTTTTTTAGAAGCTTCTTCAATAGATTCGTCTTTTTTGTCTTCACCTTTAGCTTCATCCAATTCTAATTCTTCAGCGATTTCAACATCAGCATCAACATCAATTTCCATGTCGTCTGCATCCATTTCTTCTTCACCTTCTTCAGAATCAAAGTCATCACCTGGCTCCAATTCACCGTCACTGACCATATCTTTGATTACATCTTCGATAAACCCTTTAAGGTCATCTTCTGACATATCTTCTAAGTCAATTTCTTCGTCGTCTAAGGAGATTTCTCCTTCGTCTTCTACATCGATTTCTCCCTCTTCGTCTTCGTCTGCTTCCTCTATGCTGTCATCTTCTTTAAGTTCGTCTTTAGAGTCCTCTTTAGATTCTTCTATTTCCTTACCTTCTTCGATTTCAGATTCAAGTTCAGCTAACATTTCGTCGAGTTCTTTTTCCTCTTCCTGGATAGTAGTTTGACCTACTTTAGCAGGAGTTGGATCTAATGATTCGCCACTCTTACGATCGTAAGAAGGTGCGTCCATTTCTTCAACCTTGTCTTTAGAGTCTTCTTTTTTACCTTCATCTAGATCTTCATCCTTATCCATTTCCTGGAGTTTAGCTGAAAGCATATCTTTGATGTGTGGTGTAAAAGATTCTTCTAGAGCGGCTTTAGCATTAGCGATAGCAGTGTCCTTAATGGTTTTTGCGTCCGCAATTGCTTCTTTAAGCATTGTTCTGTTAGACATCCTAAATTTGTTTTTGGAAATACACTAATTAAGTAGTGTAATAATGGTTAGTTTTGTTTTGATGACATATAAGTAAATGCCATATTGTATGATGATACGTATATTAAAAGATACTAAAATACAAAAAAACCCCACATTACTGTGAGGTTAATCTTCCTGCCCATCGGTAGCGTCCGTTGGAATTATCTTAAAATATAGGGCAAGTGCCTTTAGCACATAGTATTTCCCTAATTATCTCATCAACTTTACCATATTGGTATGTTGAATTGTTTATGGATTCGTTAAGTGATCTAGTTTCAGCCATCCAAGATCCTGGGTTAGAGGGTGTTGAAACAAAGTCCCAACATAATAACTCAAAATCATCTTGTACTTCTAAAGTTTCACCTATTTGTTTAACTGAACCCATACCACGAGATGATACACCTACTGTGATACCATTTTCAATTAATGCTTTTAAAATGTTACCTGATGGTGTTGGTAGTATTTCTATTTTACCCATAACGTGATCACCATCCCATTTAGCGGATTTAATATTATGTGATACGTTTTGTAAGTTGATTATTGATGATTCTGGGTGATCGAGTTCTCCCAATGCTCTGTTTTCTTTGATGAGTTGAGCATATTTGTTCATCTCACGCTCCCAAAGTTCTTTTGGATAAACACGACTATTACCATTTTCTTGGTTAACAGTAGTTAAAATACCTTCAACTACCATATTACCACTACCACCTCGATTTTCAACCAGAGATGAGACCGGTTGAAACAACGAAGTTTCTATAAGTACGGATTTTGACATCTTAAATTTCGGTTTCGTCTACGATTTCAACTTCTACTCTTTTGTTACCTGTAGCTTTTTCATACATTTTATTGTATTTACCTTTAGCTTTTTCAAGTAGTTTTACTTCTTTACGTAGTTCTTTTAGTTTACCTTTATCCATCAACGCCGCCATAGCTTCGTTTTCGTCTAACATACTAAGTTGTTCGTTACGTTTTGAAATTTCTTCGTCGATAGCAACTATTTTAGCTTCTAAAGCAACACCAGTACCTACTTTATCTATTCTAGATAATGTTTGTGCTACGCTTTCTTTTTTCACTTTACCGCTTTTATCTTTTACTTCGTCTTTTTCTTTCTCTTCTTCGAGTTCTTCACTCATGTCGTACTTTTCATCACGCATACCATCTAAGTATCCTTCTTCTTCAGCGTCGGTTCTAGCGTCTTCATCCATCGGCATATCTTCATCGTAGATGCTTTCATCCTCGTTCATCATACTATTGATTACTTGAGCTTGTTGAGCTGCTATAGAGTTTGGATTACCTGTAGTTACTACCATACCACCCATAAGTGATTCTTTGACTAACGCTTTTAGTTTAGTACCATATCCACTTGAGGCATGATCACCTGCTGCTTCTTCTTGTACTGGTTCTACGTATCCAACACCTTTTTCTCCAAACTGTCCTTCTTTAACATAGTGTAAAGAATCTTTAGTTAGATTTTTAGCTACTACTTCACGAACTTCTTCTAAAGTTTTAGATGGGTTGTTTTTTGATTCAAAGTAAACACCATTCATAAACTCTTGTCCGTTTAGGTTATCAATGTTTTTTGTATCGCTATAGTCGAATCCATGTGATTGAACTTCTTCAACCTCTTTAGTTACTTTTTTCTCTTCAATTTTAGCTTCTTCAGCTAGAAATGCTTTGAATTTTGTAGTATAATTTTCTTCAGGAGCTGATTCCCACTTATTTACTGGTTGTAAATCAACATAGTTCTCGTTTAGTTTTTCTTTACTCATCTTTGTCGGGTGTTAATAATATTTTTATATCGTTGAGATAATCTTGTATTAAATCTGTTCCATATACTATAGCAAACTTATCTGGATTATCTCTATAGTATGCTATTGTTTCTATTTTAGCTTTTCTGATGGTTTTAACTACATCAACTAACTGTTTTTCAATATCAGAAAACGCATCGATACGTTCTTTTTGAAACTTTTCAGCTTTTGCTTGATCGTTTTCTGTTATTCTATACTTATACATATTAGTCTAAATCTCCTTCGTCTTCTGAAAAACGTTGTTCTATGTCACTAATAAGGGATTCTAAAGTATTATCATAGCTATTAGAACTAGAACCAAAGTTAAATACTTCGTATGCTTCTGCTCCTCTTAGTTCTTCTGGGAATACATCACTTATTATCTGTTTAGCTTCGTCTCCTAATTGAGCAGCTCTATCTAATATATTTTGTAAGTCCATCAAGGCTTCTTGTTGATCTCCATTTAAAGCTTCACTTAAATCCTTATCTTTCTTTTTAAGTTTAAAGGCATATGGTGTGTTGTAAGCACCAGCACCACCAGATGTAGACATTTCGTCTATATCAGCAGTTTTACACTTTTTTTCTAAAATACGTTCACGTATTTCTTTTTTTAACTCAGATTTTTTCATTTAGTAAGTTTTATTTCTTTAATCAACTCATAATACTGGAGTAAATCTACTAAGTTGTCTGTATTTACTTTATCAGTTTTCTTAAGTTCTGTAAGTAGTTTAGAAACTTCTACTAATTTGATTTTTACAACTTTATCTTTAAGAGTTTTAGCTTCAGTTAATACTGCATACTTAAGCTCTTTAATTTTTGAGTTGTAAAAGTTTCGTAGTTTTGGAGTTGAATCTACTGATTCAATAAACTCTTTAAGAACTGACTTCTGATCGTTAGATAGATCATCATATTTGTCGTTAAACTTTTCTAAAAGAACTTTGTAGGTTAAGATTCTTGTATCTTTATCGTATGTTTGGAATTCACTTAAAACATCGTTTTTAACCTCATCAGATGCTACTGATTTAGTTAGGTGTTCTAATAAATTTACTTTATTATTTACAATCTGTTCTGTATCCGTTATGTTTTTTGAATTTTGAGATTCGATTAACGTATAGATTGAAGCAAATTGTGTATAGTTTTTTACTTTAGTAGCAAAGAATTCGTTTATGTTATATAAACTTTTAATTTCCTTGATTAAGTTGTATTTTTCTTTACGTAATGTAGAACGATTCAACTTGGTTGACTGTTCTAATACAGTAGAAATGAAGGTAGATGCTTGATTTTCACTTAAGACTTTTGATTTAGTTATACTTTCGTATAACTTAAGTTCCTTACCTAGTTCACTTTTAAAGAAGTACTTTTTTAATAAGTCAACAGATGGTGATTCACCGTCTTTAAGTGTATCTGCCGTGATCTGTCGTACGAGTAATTCAAATAGGATACCCGTATTCTTATACTTTGAATGTTTGATGCGCATCAAATATATATTTAGTTATAAATATTAACCTTTAAGTTGAGATTCGTCTAAATACGATGGGTTTTTAGATTTCTTTTCAACTGTTACTTTCTTTTTATCCATTCCCTCAAATAGGTGTTGGTTTTTTATGTAAGTGGTTTTAGCATCTTCTAGTGCTAATGGACCACCTTTGAAGTTAGGTTTAATAGAGTTACTTTCGTTATCTTTATTTTGTGAACCTAATCTGTCTTTACCGAAGTTTGAATCTTGTTTATTACGACGTGTTTTGTCTTTAGGACGACCTACATCCTCTTTATCGTTGTTGTAACCAATAGGTACGTTTCCTGGATCACTGTATGATCTACCTTTACCATATAGTGAGGCTAGATCATGTGGGGTACCATACGATTTACCTGTTTCAACTGGGTCATTACCTTCTTCCTCTATTTGTTTTAATCTGAATCCACGTTTAGTATCTTCCCTGATTAAATCTCTATACTCATCATATTGGTCTTCACTAAAATGGAATACATTATCATAGATCCAATCTGTTGGTAATAGTTTTTGATCTAACATTTGTTGTGCTAGTTCAGTTTTAGATTTTAATAGTTCAATCTTTTCTTGATCGTATATGATACTAGGTGTAGTCATTTCTAATGAAAAGTTAGTCAACCCTTCATCTCTATATCCTTGAGCATATAGGTGAACTAATGCTATTTTATTAAGTTCAGATATAAGGATTCGTTGTATACGATCTATAGTACGAGCAAACCTAATATCCTCCGCTGCTAATGTTGCTTTACCTTCTAAATCGGCTTCATAACCTAAAAATGCTTTAGGTACTTTTAGGGCAGCAAATAGTTTATCTCTTAAATATTCTACATCTTGAATACCATCATATGTTAATCCAGGTGTAGTTTCAATACGAGTTGATGTATCATTACCACGTACAGGAATATAAAAATCCTCTAACATATTTTGCATGTTATACTTTAAGTTATATTGTCCTGTTTTTGGATCAACATAAGGAGTACGTTTTAGTGACGATACTGTTTTTTGCATAAACGCATCTATTTCGTTTGGAGGTATAGCTCCAACGTTAACGTAAAAAGTGCGTTTTTCTGGGGCTCTAACGATTCGATGTACTAACATAGCGTCTTCCATGAGAGCATATTGTTTGTATAGTTTACGCGCTGGTTCTACGTAAGAACGGCCGTAAGGTAGGTAGTTAACATCCGATATAAGTCTAAAATGAGCCATTTCATAATTATCAAATCTAATAACGTTTGGAGATGGAGTTTGACTGGGTGCAGTATAGTAACCTGAGTCACCACCTGTAAAACCATCTGGATTAAATTCAAATACTACTTCTTCTGGGTTTTCAGGGTTGAATCCTTCTTTACGTGCTATCTGAAATGCCGTATAAGGTCTAACGTTGTATACACCAAACTTTTCTGATATTTCCATTTTGAGGAAAAAATCACCATACTTACACATTTGACGAACCCAACTCCACATATTAAACTCAATGTTTAAAACATCGTAAAATAGGTTGTATAATATTTTTTGTATGTCTTCATTAGATGAACGTATGGATAATACTTCACCCATATCGTTTTTAAGTGTTGATTCGTCTGCTATAATATCTAATGCAGATGCTATAATAGCATCTTGATCCATTAAATCATATTCTGAATATAACTGAGTGCGTAAGTATTGGTAGTTCATATTGAACTGTGCCCCATATAGTGATGATGGGTTACCAGCGTATAATCTACCATACCTATCAACTAATGAATTAGTTTCAAACTCACCTGATGTTTGGATTGTATTTGTATCAATAGTTGTAATTTGATTCCCACCCGTATTGCGAATAATCACATCAGTTGAAAATAATCTTTTTAATCTTGGAAATAATCCTTTATCTGCCATCGCTGTTTATTATTATAAATATTATAAGAGCCAACCTATATCCTCTTGACCGCCTATCCCATTATCTAGTTTGTAGGGGTTTTCGTTACTTTGATTAACTGCGTTAAAACCACCTTGATATGCTACTTTATTTACTCCTATATTTGATAGTGAGGCCTTAGTTATATCCAAACCTCTTTGTCTAAATTTTAATGCTGTATCTCTAATATACATTGCCATACCAAACGCCATTATTAAATCATCGTTATAGCCAGTTTGTGCTTCTGCTTTACCATTCATCCAAATAAAAACTTTCATCTCTTCAACTAATCGTTTGGATTGTATTGTAACACTTCTATCAGTTACATACTCAACAAACTTTTGGATTACAACAGGTCTTGTTTTAGTTGACATAGTAAAACCAGCAGTCATCTTGCTATTATCCATATATGAGTCAAAATACGAATCAACACTTGCTTCTCCACGTTGTGTGTAGTAAAGATTTGCATAGTTTCTTTCTATTACTTGTTGTATAGTAGCCCAACCAATAGATGCGTTTTCTATTACTAGTAAAGCGTTATTATATTCGGTTGCTAGCCCAACTAAAAAATTACCAAAATCCTTAGTTGATAAATGGCCTCTATATTCTGCTATTTGGGTATTACTTTCAACATCCATAACATGAGCAGTAGAAAAATCTCTTCCATCTCCTCGAGCAACGTCTGCTGTTATTATATAATCTTTAGTGTAATCAGCGTATTCCCAAATCCATAGGTTTTCATCTGTACCTCGTTTTTCAACTGGGTCTTTCGCTGTATTATTATTTATGTAATCAATATACTCACCATAAAATACAGTATTACCTGATGATGAAAAGTCACAATCACACTCTTGTGCTGCTAATCTAGGATCACCTAATAGTTCATCTTGTTTATCCCTCCATGATTGATCTCGTTCTGGGTGGAGATTCCAAGGTAGTTTAATAGGTAAAAAATCGTTTTGTGCTGCTTCTGCTTTAACCCACATTTGGTGAAACCAGTTACCAGTACCATTTGGTGTAGATAATACTATAGCACCACCCCCCGTTGCTAAAGTTTGTTGTGCGGAAGCCCATGTTTCGGCTACGTTTTCAACGAATGCGGCTTCATCGATAATCAACAAAGAAACGGCTTCTGATCTTGCGGCATCTGGTGAAGATGATTTTGCTAATATCCTTGATGAGTTAGATAACTTAAGTGATAACTTATTGTTTTCTATAGATGGAACCTTTAACCAGCTGGGTAGGTTCTCATACATAAACTGCACTTTCTGTACTAAGTTTCTGGCTGTTGCTTGTGTAGTGGCTAAAGCCATTACTGTTTTATTCTCATGAAATGTCATTAACCATAAAGCGTAACCTGCAGATAGGGTTGATATACCTAACTGTCTAGATTTTAATATAATAGAATAGGGGTTTTTATCTATTAACTGTAATGCTTTTTCTTGAAATGGGTAGAGACTAAATAATATTTTACCTCGTTGTGGGTGAGAGATATAGCAGTATTTTTTAAAGAAATGTACTGGGTTATTAGCGCATTTTATGTATTCCGCCTTTATTATTTCGTTTATACTTAATTGACCCATATTACTACAATATAGTTAATATTACCGCTCCTATTAGAACAGCTGTCCCACCTAGTTTAAATAGTTGGGTTTTGGCTTTTTGTTTTTTTAAATCAAGTTGTAGTTGTTTGGAAAGGTCTTTTATTGATGAAAGTTGTTCAGTTTGTTTACCCATAATACTTTCATAATTCCCAATAATATCATTCTTTTTTAGGATAATACTATCTTTAAGGGATATCTTTGATTCTAAAACTTTTATTTGATCTTTAGATAAAAACAATTCTTCTTTAGATGCATCACCTTTAATTAAATCTTCAATAACTAATCGGGCGATATCATATTCAAGTTCAATTGTTGTATCTTGAGAGTAACCAACGTTCAAGTTCAGAATCATTAAGATCAGTAATTTGCTGTAAATATATTTCATATGATCTGATTATTGATTTTCTTTTATCTTCTATATTTGTTAATTCTAAATCTAAAGTATCAATTTTATCTTCTAAGGCTAATACTTGTGATTTTAAACCTATATTATTAATGTTTATACTATCTATTTCAGTCTCTAACTTAGTAATTGTATCTTCATATTGTTTAATATATAAAGGATCATCAATAAAAATTTCATAATAATTAAAACCTATTGATATTAATAATAGTACTAATAGAGTATACTTATTAAATAATTTCACTTTCTAATTTTTTAATTTCAGCTTTTGCTTCTTTTTTCAAATCAGTTAATCTTTTTAGCTGTTTTTTAGCCGCATTTTTTTCATCATCACCTTCAGCTGATTTAAAGGCTTTAAGTTCAGTCTTCATATCAGCTTCGATTTGTTGTAAAGCTTTAATCTTAGCATCTAAACGTTTAGTTTTTGAGGCATTTTTTCTAGCACCTTTCGTTGCTTCTTTATCACCTTCTTCATCATCGATTTCTGATATTTTGATTACATCATCTTTACCAGCTGATTTCTTAGCTGCATCTATTGATGATTGATCACTTTTATCCGCTTGAAATGTAGCTTCTTCTAAAGTAGATACTATTTGCTCTTTGATGTATGATTTTAATTCTGAACGTTTCATTTATTATATTTTGTTATAAATATTATTAAGATATGGCTTCTTCGATTTGTTTGATACGTTGTTCAGTAGTACCACTAATTTCAGTTACGTTATCTATTCTATGACCCCATCGTTTTAATAAATTCATAATACTAAAATCAATAACATCTCTAAAATGTTCATCAGTTTCTCTAACACCATTATCTTCAATAGGCATACCCTCAGGAGAAATATAAAATATATGATCATAATCTCTTAAAAACTGAATAGCATATTGTTCAAATAAATCATACTCTACTTGGTCAACTGATTTAGCTGATTGGGTAAATGCTAATACATCTATAATAGTTCTGTCAGTTATAATATTATCCTGCATCAATTCAGCACATCGCTCAGCTAAAAATACTGTTTGACCTTTTAATGTAGAATCAGTATTTAATGGAATACCTAAATTCATTAAATATTCACTACGCTCAGTAGCAAAATTATAATCTTTAAATAACTTATTCTTTTTTAAAGCGTTAACTAATGTTGTTTTACCAACACTCATAGTACCTGTTAATCCTATTTTCATAGTTATTATTTTAATATATTACAATATACGAAAAGGGGTTGGCAAACCCAACCCCACTTCCATATGTTTTAGTTTCTTGCTGATCCTGCATCCATAAGAATAGCTGGTGTTTTATACCAAGGCAATCCTTCCCATTGTTTCTTCATCTCTTTCCACTCTTCTGCTTCATAACGAATACCATATAGGTAATATTCGCCTTGTTTTTTATCTCCTTTAGGAAATAATGCTGGTCCATCCCAGTTATGAGGTTTGTTATCCCAACATATAGCGATTGTACCATCTACTTGGTTAACTAGTTTACGTGTTTTAGGATATTCACTTTCATCGATGATGGGTTCATAACCATCCTCCCATTCAGTTAAATGTTTTTTAAACTTACGCATAGCGTTTATTAAAGGCATATCATCATTTCTATCGAAATAATCCTTTAACTCGTTTTCATAGTGTTTTTGTCTTTGTTCAATAGTCATAACTTAGTTGTTTAATAGTGATTCAATAACGTAGATACCTTGTGCGCCTGATACTGTTATACCTCTTGCTGATAAAGCATCTCCTACAAAGTGTACGTTGTTATATTTGGTTAATGATAAATCGTTATAGTTTACTAGTGGTTCTGGTGATAGATATTTTACTTCTGGAATATACATACCCCAATCGTCTTTAAGTGTTGGGAATACTTTTTTCATACCATCAATAAAATCTTCAATATATGTAAAATATCCATCAAACATCTCAACAACATCTCTATACCCTCCTGCATCTATTTGTGTAGCAGATACTTTTATACCTTCAGATGTTGTGGATTGTTTTCTGGTTGGTGAGTAATATAAACCTGTATTATCAGATGATTGTAATGATTTAACTACGTTTCTTGACCAATCAAATGGTTTTTCTATACCTTGTATTTCCATCAAAATACCAAAGTTAGTCATATCGTTTCTAAATGATTCATCCTTTTTGGCATGACCGTTGTAGGTATGATTACCATATGTTTGTTCTACGGCCACATAAGCCGCATTATTGTTAGTACAAAATGAGCGAAGTGATACACCTTTATCCTCAAACTTTCTATATAACTTAAAATCGTATGATACATCTATTAGTTTTTGGAAGTGTTTTTGTGGTGCTTCGAATCGAACACCTATTTGTACTGATTTAGGTTCAGTTGGTAATTTGTATTTTTCTGCTAGTTGTTTACCAAAGTCAATACCTGATTTACCTACACCAAATATAAGTTCATCATAACTAATACTAATCTCTTCACCACCATTTAATAGTGATGAACGAACTATATTATTATCAAAATCAATATCTGATACTTTAGTTTCCCAAATAAACTCTACACCTTTAGATTCTAAATAATCAAACCAGTTTTTACCTATTTCATGTAAATAATCTGTACCAACATGCCATACAGGAAATAAACGTAAACCAAAGTGTGGTTTAATAAAATCAGGTTCAGCAACTGGATTAGAACACTGTACTTCCTCTGGTTTAGGGTGGAAACGTTTAAAGTTTTCAATAACTTGATCCATCAACTCCATCGCCTTATCCTCACCACAATATTTAGATAACTGACCTCCAATAGATGTATGATAAGTTAACTTACCATCACTCCATCCTCCAGCACCTAAAAAACCAGTCATAACATCATCGTATGGTCTATTATATGGATTTTTACCCATATCAACAATAGTTATTTTACCATCAAAGTTGTTGTCAACTAACTTAGTAGCAGCATTTACACCTGCTACACCTGCTCCAATAATTAATACGTTTTTGCTCATTTATATTCTTATTAATACATTAATATACGAAAGAAATGTGGCGCCTCCAAGTTGGAAGCGCCACAGATGCTTATATTTTATTTTAATCGACTGGCTATGAATCAGTCTATATGTTAGTTTTCTTTTATTTTTTCCAATACCCAAGCTGTAAATTCTTGGTCAGTTTCAAATGTTTTAATTATATCTAAATCCTTTTTAGCTTCATCATTTCCAAATCTTTCTTTAGCATAACTATAAGCTCTTCTTTGGAGTGGAGTTAAACCATCAGTTGAAATTAAATTCTTAAATTTTCTTTTTACTTGTTTGTATATGTTTTCTAAATCATCATCTTCCCAACCTCTATCAATAGAATAGTAATCATAAACATCTTGTGGTGTTTTTAACTTTTCAATACTATCTAAAAAATCTTTTGCCATATCCTCACCACTAACCTCTATCTCATAGTCGTAAACATATTGTTGAATAGGAGTTAATTCTTCGTTTATAATACCTTCGTTTAGGTATTTTCTAAATGTTACTAGTTCTTTCATTTTATTCTATTTCTTGGTTTGCTATACTATCTACTACGTTAAAATAATCAGTTGAATAATCAATATCTGCTCTAATATCACTAGCACCAAAACGTTTTTTTAACGTTTCTAAGTCTAGTTCTTTTTGTAGAAACTCTACCCACTTATCAGCATCTTGTGTTGATTTGTCTTCTAATAAATCGGTTAGTTTAATCATTTATTCGTATTTTTAAATCAGTTGTACCTTTTATTACTCTATGTACTTGATGTCGTGGGATAAATATACGATCTCCTTCTACTAACACCAAAGGTAATTCGTTGTCTCGTTGAAACTTCCAACCTTTACCTTCTAGTATCTCAATATTTCTATCTTCGTCATCCATATGCCATATTAAATCCATAGCATTTACGTCTTTGGAGAACGTACGAATATTAGAGTTATCTATATAAGGCATTATGCTTGTATTACTATAGTTCCGTTTTGGGGAGCTGCGAATCTTACAAATGTATTATTTACATCCAATGCTCTAACCTCTGATGGGATTATTTGTACATCATCTGTGTTGTATGCTTGTACTACTACATACTTAAAGTTAAGATTATGGTTAAAAGTATAATTAAGTGATGATACAGTAAATTGTGATGTATATGTAGTTGTTTGAAAATCTAAAGATGTTCTAGCTACATCTGAAAACCCAGCATATGATGAAGATAAAGCGTATGATGAGGATACAGCATCTATAGCATTTATTGCTAAAGATGAAGTGATAGAATGAGATGAAGTTAAGGCATAAGATGCTGAAGGAACGGATTGTACTAAACCAAATCCTGCTGTTCCACTACCATCTGTCATTAATACAGAACCACTAACACCCCCATCAGTTGCAGGGTAAGTTACATCGTTTATACTTATACTACCACTTAAGTTAATATTATAAGCATCATCACCTCGAAGAGCATCCGTTAATTGGAGTATTTGGTCAGCGTATACTATCTGCCCATCTACTATCCCTACTTCACTTATATTTTTAGCCATCTATTTTTTATTATAAATATTCAATTCTACCAATAGGTATTCATATTACTACCTAACTTAAGTGCTTTAGCATATCTAGGTAAGTTGCAACTCCAATATCCAGGTGTTGTTCTATCTTTTTTCTTTGAACATCTATGACGTGCTGCATAGGCTGAACGTGCATCTTTATCTTTGATTTTAGCTCTTAAACCACCTGAACCGAACTGTACTTTCTTTACTTTTTTAGTTCTTGGATCTTTAACGTATACATAATATGCTTTAGATCCACCTCTTTTAGGTTTGTTTAGTTTAACTTCTCTACCACCATATTCAGAGTATTCGTTTAGATTTTCATCTAATACCTCAAACATTCTTTGATTAGTATCAAATACAATACGGTAGTTATCTCCAAACATTTGATCTAGAGTTAACTGTAAATCATCTATATCTCCACCAATATGTTGGATTTGGATTTTAGGATCGATTTCAGTAGGGTATCCTACTTTTACATCAAATCCTTTCTTTTTAAGATCACTTTTTACAGCGAGTAGATCATTTAGATCATAACCCATATCTTTTCTATCTTGTGTAGCTTTTGATGCTTTCCAATCATACCCTCTAGCAAGATCTTCATCAATCATAGGTAAATCTAAAGGTACTACTTCACCTTCAAACATACCAAACTCGCCTAAGTTGGTTTCGATTAGTTGTTTATCGCCTTCAGCTAAATCTATTACTCCCCTTGAGTATAGTTTTTTAGCTTCTTTGATTAACGATAAGTGTTTATCTGAGGAATAACGATATATAGTATCGTATAGTGGGATTTTATTATCTATATGATGTTGTAATCCTTCACTTAATATGTTTTTAACCTTAGATTCGGTTAATATAGGGGCATCATTAGTACTACAAGTACCACAACCACAAGAACATGACTTCTTTAGTGGTTTTTGTAGTGCTTCTACTATTAACTTTTTTATTAGTTCTGTTTCCATATTATGTGTTATCTACAGGTTTTTTAAGTGATAATCTTGTAGTCATATCTTGCATTGAAGTCACTACAATATTTTGACCAATAGTATTAATCAGTTCTGGTGTTGGGTATTTTACGTATCTACCTGTTTTTTTATTAAGGAATAAAAAGTTATCAACACCTTCTTTAGCTACGTATTCTTGAGCTAATTTTTTAGCAATATCATTTTCTAAAGCAACAGCATCAAATTTAGAACCATCAAAATATTTATCTACATCTAAACTTATATGTTGAGAATATCTATCTTCAATATGTTTTGAAAAATCTTTAGCAAATTCCTCTATCTCATTTTGATCTAGTGTATCTAATATTGTTGGTATTTTTCTAAATAAACCATTATATCCCTTTTTCCCACTTAAAGCTTTAAATGATTTTAAAGCATCATCTGAGTTTTCTGGAGCGTTATTTTCTAGCCACTCCTTTATAAAAGTAATACTAGAGGACCATGAATCAGTTCTACCAAATGGGGATAACATCGCTGATCCTGCTTTTACTTCAACTTCTCCCTCATCTGTCATTAAATCCCCCTTAGTTGCTTTTTTAGAATCTTTGGTTAGTGCTATAAAATAAAACTCACCAGGTCCTACACCCCTACCTCCAGATTGGAAATCTACACCTAACATAACTTTTAAAAACTCTTCATCAAATCCCTTTGCTTTTAATACACTAATAGCATTCCCTTCAGTTGGGAAATCTGTATATGAAAGTGGGTTTTTGATATATTCAGCATAAACTCTATATTGTTTAAAGTTATCTAATTGTTTGGATAGAAATGCTTCTTCTTTAGATGTTAACCCCTTTGAGGAGGCTATGTTATCTATTTCATCAGAGTAAGAAACAGAGGTAATTAACTGATCTAATCTAGCTAATTGATTATCAGTGTATTCACTATCCTCAATAGCCTTTATAATATCAGCCTTTGATATAGTTTTCTTTTCTTCATCATCTTCTTCAGCTTCATCTAAACCCATTAAGGATTCAAGAAGTTCTTTGTCAGCCGGATCATTTAAATCTGGGTAACCCTTAGGAAACTTATAAGCAACTCTATTAATAAATTCAGTAACTATATCCATATTTTATAATTCATCGTCAATGTCAACATCAACATCTACATCATCACTACCACCTTCTGATTCCTCATCTGATGATTCTATTTTACCATATGCTAATATACGACTAATGGCTTGGGCTGCTCGTTCTTCTTCGTCAAGATTTAAAAGATAGTATTTTTTACCTTCTACTTGCGCTATCCATGAACGATCTGTAAAGATTAATATAAAGTTTTGACCGTTTAGTAGGTTAATACGAAACGTTGTGGGGCGTGGAGATACCCAATCGATGGATTCTAAAAACTCATCAAACTGGACTGTAAGTAAATCAACGATTATAGCTTTAAGTTCAGGGAACTTAGTTAGTTCGTCATATGCTAAAGCAGCATCATCGATTTTAGCGTTATCCTTATAAACGTCTTTTGCTAGACGTTGGATTTTATCCCTTAATTCTGCTTTTGTCATTTAGTTTATTTTAAACCATTTTTAAGTCTTTCACCAACCATATTTTTAATTCTATCTTCAATAGAGTCACTATCCATTTCTGGTTCTGGTTCCATTCCAACTACATCCGAAGGTGTGTCGATATCATCCATTTCTGGTTCAACACTTACTACTTCGATATCATCCATTTCTGGTTCTGAATCTAACATAGCATCGATTTGGTCGATTTTTTCTTCACCATCTAAATAATGTTTAGAAGAAACCATCATATCATGTGCTTTAGTGATTTTAGCTTGTAACCAAGATGGGAAATCTACTTCACCACCCATTTCATCATATTCACCTACCATTCTATATAGTTCAGTAGCGTATTTAGCTATACGATAAAGTTCTTTTTTAATCATACGTGGCTCATCGTCTTCATGACCTACGTCTAAATCTTCATCTACTAGTTCTTCAACTTGAGGTTTTTTACTTAAAGCTGCTTCAGTAGCTGATTTGATTTTATCTTTAATGAAATCAGGTAACTCATGTTGGTCACCAACTAATGCCTTTTCATTTACTTTATTGGTTAAGGCATCTTTAATAAGTTCCTTTAGTGATTCTTTATTCATTTCTTCTACTTTTTTTTTAGCTCTTTTAGTTGCCGTAGCATACATTATTGCTTCCGCATCCCTACCATAACGTTTTACAAACCCGCGTTTTGCTGGTTTTAAATCCTTAATAGAGTCTTCGCGTGTTGCTACCTCCCTATCGGTAAGTTTACGTTCGTTTAACATTAGTCTCTAGGTACTACGTGTGTCTTAGTAAAAAAGGTAATACTATTTGCTATTTGGTTTGAAAGTTTTTCGTCACCAATAGAAACGGCTGTATCATATGCTCTTTTAAGTGAGTTTTGGATTTCCATTTCATCGCTAGTTAGACCTGGTTCAGATGATGTTTCAGCAGGTGCTTCAACGTCGATATCAACATCTACATCCTCTACGTCTACGTCTTCGTCTTCATCTTCTTTTAAGCCATATTTTTCTTTATGCTTTTCAAGGAAATCAACTGCCTTTTCTCTTCTTTGTTTTATTTTATCTTTTGCATCAGCACCAAAGTATGTATTTTTATCCCTTTCACCATCATCATCAGCTTCGCTTAAAGTTGATAGGATTTCAGCTTTGATTTTTTCTTTTAAGGCTTGTTTAGTCATCTTACCTTCTTTAAAGTTTGATGCCACATCAGCGTCTTCACTATGTGTATCCATCTCTTCGATGTTTTCCTCAACCTTATCGGCTTTTTTATCTAAACCTTCGTTTAGGTAGTTTCTGAATGCTGTTATTTCTTTCATTTTTTAGTTTAATGTTATGATGATAAATATTATTTTTTGTTTTTAGACGATACTTTCGCTTTTTTAGTGTTTTTTACTACTTGTTTACCTTTACTTCCTGCTTTCTTCTTTTTAGCTGCAGTTGCTTTACGTTCTGCTTTACTTAAACTATATGCCTTCTTTTTAGGTAGACAACGATCGGGGTTTTTTTTATTTTTTGACGTTCCGCATTTACCAGCTATTTCACCAGATGAGTTGATACGTACCCAATCTTCTTTTTTAAACCAATCACGTAATGATTCGTCTATAAGTTTTCCTATTTTTCGTCCTTCCATATCTCACCTTTGCGGCAACGAACTACAGCACCACTAGCATAAGCAGAAGGCCAAGTATCGTATTTACGTTTAGCTATTCTTGTACAGCGATCGTCTTTTTTCTTTTTTTTTTTCTCATCTATGGATACCTTTGCTTCATCCATAGCTAACTGCTCTGAACGTCGTTTTTGATTCCATTCGTATAAATCGAAGTTATCCATATTATAAGTTTATTATAAATATTATCGTTTTAGTGCTTCTAAATATTCTACTGATTCTCTTACGTATTCATCGACTCTGTCTAGGTCTATTTTAGCACCTACCCATCTTTCAATATCACCAGCTTCGGAAACGTATGTAGATTTTTCGTTTGCTTTATTATAAATCCACTCTTTAAAATCTTTTATTTTGTTATCGATTTCATCGTTGTGGATTTTGGTTTCGTATTCTTCCCACTTACCTGTACGTTTTAGTTCTGCTTCAAAATCAATAACACAGTTAAAACATTTTTTATGTATTTTATAGAATGGTTTATCATTACGATTACGCATTACCT